ATGTATGAACCTGCTGCCATCTGGAGTATGAATCGTATCGTATTCGATCGGGAAATTAGCAGTACACAAAATGTGATCCTGTCACAAGGCGCATCAGCCTTGATTTCTACAATTCGGCATATTGATCGTCTTCGCCAACTTACCGTCGTCAGTCCGGAGATGGCTCCGACGCTCAGTGACATCTGCTATCAGGCTGGCTTGGCATCGACCATTCTTTTTAACGACTCACCCAAAGGGTCTAAGGAAAGTCAAATAGCATATGCCATTCGAATAGAAAGGAAGCAGTATGTTTTCGCGTTATGTGCGGCACAGAATCTGTCAATTTTGACTCTTAAAGATAGGGATGTGCGAAATGCGCTAACTCACATAGACGAACGACTTGGTCAAATATTAACAAAAGAACCAAATGTGGGTTGGTACATTGACTCGGCGATACATTCAAGAAACCAGTTTGACACACCAGCAGGCATTGCAATCAAGTACTGTCGGTGCTATCTGATGGATGAAGGAAAGATCTTGCACTTGGGCCATGAACTCGATGTCATCGATCTTCGCAGGCAATGCGTCGTAGTCTTAGCTGCCGTTTTCGGAAAACTTGTTTAGTAAGGAGTGCCTGAACTACCGGCACCCCTCCACCACCGCCTCCAGTTCACCCTCATATTTCCGGCCACGCGGCCAGTCCCGCGCCAGCGCCAGGATCTTCTCGCCATCGCTGGCGGCTGGGTCGAGTAGCGCGAATTCGAACACCGGCCGGGCCGGCACCGCGGCGATGCACGGCACGAACACCGGCACGTCGACGCGCACTGTCGCCGTCGGCGCGCCGGCGCATCCGGCCAGCAGGATAATGCCCGAAATTGCGAAATATCGAAATTGCGAAATATCGAAATTTTTTCGTGTGTTCATCGAATCGACTCCAGCAACAAGTTGACGGCCGGCATGGCCTCGGCGCAGGTGGTGGCGTGGGCGGCTGCGATCTGCGCCAGCGCGCCATCGAAGCGCTTTCCGTTCGCCGTGGCCAGCTGCTGCGCCAGCGCACCGCGCGCATCCGCTGCTGCCTTGGCCTTGGCCAGCGCATCGACTGCCGTGTTCTGCTTGGTAATGTCGGTGCGCAAGACATTGCTGATTGCGCGCTCGGTATCCAGATCGATGCGCACCTGGTCACGATCGCGCGCGGCCAGCCACCAACCAGCGCCGGTACCGGCCAGCACCACCAGCAGCAAGGCAGCGATGATCCGTTGCACCAGCGCGCTCACGATGCGTCCTCGATCATCGTTGTAGCCCAATCCGGGATCGGCACGGTCTGACCAGCGAGCGCATGCGTGCAGTCGGGCAGAAACTGGATCTGGCCATCGACGACAAAGGAATGGCAGATAAACGGTATCGCGGGAGGAACCGGTGTCTCTTTTCGCATCCATGCCTTATGCTGCGCATCTGTCATCGGCATTACACCACTGACAAGGATCGACGGTAAAAATGTCGGCCGTTCGGCATTGCCGTCCCACGTCCAGCGCGGACCGGAACCCTCACCTACATGGATTCCATGTGGACCATCGCAACCGGGGCACTCGAACATCAACAAGCCACCAGGACCTTGCCGCAGCACGCGAGACAGCGCGCTCAAGCCAGCACCCCGCCGGCGCGCAGAAACGCCACCTGCAGGCGCTCGATCGGATGCTCGGGCTGATTGTAGCCAGCGCCGGGCAGCGAGGCCCAGATGTTGCAGCACTTGCTGACTGCGTTGGCAAAGCGCCCCGCTTCGATGTCGAGCAGCGCGCGGCGCTCGCGGATCAACTGGATCGCCCACTTGTCTTGCGCTGCCGGGCCGAAGTCTGGCAGCTTGAGCAGGTCGCGGTAATGCGCCCAGTCGCGCAGCATATGCTGATAGCGGCCTGATGCGTTCGAGGTCAAGCCGCGGCTGTTGATGACCTTGCTCTTGCGGCCGCCCGCGAATGGATGCGCGCTGAAGTCGGTGAAAATCTCGGGCTTGCGGTCGGCGCCAGTGACGATCACGTCGTAGCCATCGCAGCGCGTGGCCGGGCTGGTCGACGTGCCTTCAGATACCGCCAGCATGTCGAGGAAGGCTTGCAGATTCGGGCTCATGCGTTTTCTCCAGCGCGTTGATTCGCCGCCAGGTACAGCGCCACCCCAACCGCAAAAATGGTTTCAAAAATGTCGCGCGCGACGAAACCGGATGCGATGCCGGCGGCGCTACCGACGACCAGGGCGATATGGGCGTAGCGCACCGCGTGGCGCGTTTTGTTGGTCATCCGATTAAGCGCCATCGTGCCAACAAAAAAAATATAGGCACTGGCCAGGTCCTGAATGATGATTGCTGCAGTCATGATGCTCACTCCTTTGGATCCGAGAGCCAAGGCAACTTGATGTCGCGCAGGCGGTCGATCAGTGAAAAGAAGACCGGCACCGAGCGCATCGCGGCCAGGCCGGCGAAGAAAGCGATGGCGCGCTCCAGTTCGTTTGCCAGTCCGAGGTAATGCAATGCCAGCGGCGTCGCCATCACGGCTACGACAGTGCCGACGATGATCGCGGTCAGCGCCTGGGGCCGCGTCATCTCTTTCGCGTAGCTGAGCGACACGGCCGCACCGACGAAGGCGAAAATCAGCGTTGCGTATTTGATACCGGCCACGCTGTCGGCTGGGCTGGGTGGTTCGATTGCCATGGGATTCCTTTTTTATTTGAGCACGGCTAGCGCCTGGTCGAGCGTGATGCTACCGACCTCGATCTGACGGCGGTATGCCCGAATCTCGGCAGCGAGGCAAAATGATGGCGATAGAAGATAGCGCGCTGATCTGGCCGCATGAAAATGAAGGGCTAGATCGTGACCGCATCGAATCCGCGAGGGATCAGGTTTGTCGAGAGGATCATTAACTACATTGTCGTTGTCACGCCAAGACCGTAATAGTAGCTTCGCAAGTCTTGATACACAGTAGCAATATCCGAACCCGACAGCCCTACGTTATGCACACCAGCAAGATAAATTTCTTCATCTGCAATGTAGTAACCAGGATAATTGTGCTTTGCAATTTTGATTGTCTCTGCTGAATCAAGGGATCGGATTCCCCCGGTAAATGTTGAGGAAATAAGCGCGTTTCCATTGCCAAAATAAACAGTAATGGTGTTGCCAGAGCATGTCGCAGCAAAGAAGCAAACATCACCTACTACGCCCGTCATTGCTTTAGTTGTACCAAGATTTGTATTGACATTCGGAGCGGTAACTGCAGCACTCCCAACCGCCTGACCGAGAATAGAGCCAATATCAGCATCTGTAGATACACTATTAAAATTACCGATCAGCATTGCAGAACTGCTGATTCGTTTGGCGACTGCGATATACGTAAAATCAGTAGTATCTGAAAGGCCGGTATCATATCCATTTGCTATTCCACCGACAAATGAATTTACTCCGACGACCGGGGCTCCTAATACTATCAAGTTACTACCACCCGAAAGATTAGTAACGCCCCCATTTGTTCCAAATTTGTACAGTCCGACAAGCCCAGAAAGAATTGAGTATGGGGCAGCTAACCCGATAAACTTAGTAAAATTCGCACCTGCTATATTGATGTTCAAAGACATTTTATTCCCTTTAATTTATGATGCAATACGTGCGGCTTGTAATCCATTAACCCATGCTGTTGCATTGATCTGACGACCGGCAGTATTTGGGTGAATGTTATCCCCAGTATTATAAGTAGATAGTAAGTTTCCAGTACCGTCATTCATTAGTTCAACGTGAGAAGTAATTCTTCCCTCGACCCCTGTAATCGGAGTTGACCCGGAACCCGCTATCGCAGAGTTTATATCTAGCCATTTTTGATAACTTATTGGGCCATTTGTTGAACCGTATATATCAGTAAGCCTCTGACGGCATGGCGTCATTTGCGAAATAAGAATAGGCTTGCTTGATCCAATTTTTGTACGTACTGTTGCAACAAGATCTTGGATTCTTGCAATTGCGACAGACGCGGCCTCGGAGGGCACAAGGTCATTCAGCCCGATCTGAATAACAACCCATCCGACCAAAACCGGATTTACTGTCGCTGATTGCCATACTGACTTTTGCTGTGCGATTGTTTGGCCTGGCACTGCAAGACTATTTTTTGTACGGCTGCTGATAACAAGATCAAGAATTGCCGTACCTCCGGCATACGCAGCAACTGTGCTATCACCAATTGCATAAGCAACTGTTGGGGAAATATTCAATAGGCCAAAGTAACTCCCGATTTGATCGAGAGTTGGTCCAGAAGACCCCCCCGATCCAAGGCCAGAAATATTAGCTTCGGTAGCTGTTATTTTCCCTACCACTAATTCCCCTGTGTTCTTGATACCAAATGCTATCCTCCCGGCTGAGTCTGTTATCTGTACTACATAGTCTGTACTGGCATCGCTTTTAAGTCGTGCACCGCCAACTGTTAGTGTTTCCGGGGAATAGTTACCACCCGTTGCCGAAGTAGCCCGTAAATCAGCAATAGCGAACCCGCCATTTTTCAGGATTGCCGCAGCAATATGTAACTGGGCGTCTGTGAATACGAGTGCATAGTCGTTCGAAGATATTTTTGAAATCCTTGAATCAATATTTGCGACTGATGCCGCGCTCGGATAAATCGCAATCAGCATGCTTGTCGTGCTATTCGTGCGACGGTATTCATACGCCGCAACATCGCCAGAACCCTGCACCAAGTAATTGACGCCATCGGCTACAGCAATGCGACCCAGCGCCTCGGTGCCGTACTTTGGACCGGTAACAAATGATGCGTCCCGCGCCAGTTCAGTAGCCACCAGTGCGACTTCAGCCCGCGTCGCCTGGGCCGTTGTCACAATCGTCAGCGCCTTGGCAAACTGGTCATAATCATCCGACGGCGTCATCCCCGCTTGCTCGATCGTGCGCACGATCGCCTCCTGCAGAAAATTGAACCACTGAGGGCTGCAATACGTCGGGTCAGACACGCCGGGCACGGCGGATTTGAAGCCGTCCTTGCCGGCGCCGAACAGGTCGATGGCCCGGTTCGCGGTTGCGATACGCTTCATTGTGTGTCTCCAATCAGTTTGATATTCGGTGCGGTGTTCGGCTGCTGCTGCAGCAGCCCCTGCGCGATCGCGGCTGCGGCGCTGCGGCTGGCGGCCGAGTCGGCGACGACCGCGTTGCGGAAGCTTTCGGTCGCGGCGGCGCCCTGGCGCACTTCGCTGGCAGTGTTGATCTGCAACATCGGCAGCGCGACGATCGCGCACAGCCAGTCGTCGACGTCTTCGCCCGTTTGCGGGTTGGTGCCGCGCAGCTGGGTGTACCAGCTGCAGGCGATGCCGATGCAGTCTTTCTTGATCAGCGGGCAGAATTTGCCGGGTTCCATTTTTGCCATGTCAGTCTCTGCTCGCGATGATCACGTCGGTGTATTTGACGGCGAAGTCCATCGCCGTACCGTTGAAGGTCGATGTCGCGGAGATCGAGGTCGATGAACCGCTGAAGGTCGATGTCGCAGAGATCGAGGCCGAGGATCCGGTGAAGCCATGGTCATGTCCTTGGCCGCCGCCGGTCGACGATGTCGCTGTTGCGACCCCTGCCGCGACATCTCGCCCAACCCTGGAGCCGCCATCGGCGCCGGTTGCCGTAGTGATCGTGTGGTCATGCGGCGGCAACTGTGCGATGGTCAGCGTCGTGCTGCCGACAGTGCCGGCGGCGGTCGTCGACCCCGTCGTCGAGACAGTACCGGCCGCCGTCGTCGAGCCCGTCGTGGAGACGGTACCGGTCGGCGTGCGCGAAGCGAACGCGGTCGTGAAATCGACCGTGCCACCCGACCCGGCCGTGCCACTGACGATGCGCAGTGCGCGGTTGTTCAGCGTCGTGTCCTTGGTCCATCCCACCGGTGCTGCTGTCTGGTGAAACACCATCCGCGTGCCGCTGGGGATCACTTCATCGGCGCGGGTCTTCGCGATTTTGTCGACTGCGCTCGTGAACTGATCGTAATCGCTGGCCGACAGCACGAGGCCAGCCGCTTCGATCGTGCGCACGATCGCTTCCTGTATCCCGTTGAACCAGGCTGGATTGACTTGCGTCGCCAGCGCGACCCCGGGCACCTGAGCCTTGAAGCCATCCTTGCCCGTTCCGAACAGGTCCAGTGCCCGGTCGAGTCCGTCTATTCGTTTCATGCTGTTGCCTCGTAAGTGAAAATGACGTAGGTGTGCGCTGGCTTGAGCCTCATGAACTGGCATTCCAGCGCACCGAATGCATAACTGTCGATGCGTCCGTCGCAGCGTGCATCCGATAAGAAAAATGTGTGATTGATGCCTTCGTGCGGCAAGTTCACGGTCCACACCAGGCGCCAACTGTCGTCGACCACGGGAGCTTCGCAACTCATTTCGCATGCGGCCGGGCTGAACTCGGTGATCGTCGTGTCCAGGTAGCCAAGGGCGGCGGCCAGGTTCAGGAAGTAGACCTTCGACATGCCGCCCGGCTCCTGCAGCTTGGCCAGCACGAGTTCCTGACGCTCCGCAATCGTGCCCGGGCTGCCGGCGCAACTGTCGGGCAAGCCGAGCGACGCTTCCCACTCCGTCAGCAGCTCGACGGCGGTTATCGGGAAGGCGTCGACCAGCAGTTGCCGCGCCCGCGCATCGCTGCGCGCGTAGGATTGCACCAGGCCCAGCAGCAGTTTGGTTTGCGTAGCGTCGGGATCACGTGGCCAGACTTTCCCGCGCGGCAATAGCGCCTGCATCGCGCCGAGGTAATCGGCGGCAGAATAAGATGGCATCATGGGATCAGATGTAAGTGATGGCGCCGACCGTCGGCAACGCGCCAGCCGGGCTGACAATACCGACGACCGGCGAGGCGATGACAAAACTGTCGACGCCGGAAATACTCGATATCGCGGACCAGATGTGCGCCAGCGGGATCGTCCCGCCCGGCGCGCCGTCGCGCACAAACAGGTCAGCAATCGCGCTTTGCACCATGCTTTGCGCGGCGACCGGCAGATTCTGGATCGTGAAGGCCACCGGGCTGGCCACCGGTCCGGCGACGCTGACATACGCGGTCACCGGCTGCAGCGAATAGATGTGGTTCGCCACCAGCAATTGCTCGCCTGTGGCCGCTGTTCCGCGCACCTCGCCGGTCGCAACGCCGTTGGCGCCCTGCGGAAAACCGCCGTGCGCCGCCTCGCTGCTGTCGAACATGATGTAGACGACGACCGATCCGATGCCGAGCAAATTGGGCACGCACCAGGCCCGCGTGACGCCCGGCGCTTCCTTGGCCCAGGTTTCGTAATCGTTTTTTGCACCGCCGCGCGGCGGCGTCTGGTATTGCGTCAGCATCCGGTTACGCAAGCTGTCGTCGACCTCGATGTCGCTGCCGCCGATGAAGGCAGTACTCACGGCGCCGCTCAACTGCACCCCGACGATGGACTGGCTCAACGTCATCGCCACGCCCGCGGCGGTGTTGCCGAAGGCGCCGGCTGCGCCCGTCAGATCCGGGCTGGCCAGCGCCGACACGGTGATCGACCCGCCAATGCTCCCGGCCGCCGCCTGCACGGTGAAAACGACGCCGTCGCCGCGCACCATGTTGGCGCCGGCCGGTATCAGCGTTCCGGCCGAACTGGCAAATGTCACTGCGCCGGCCGCTTGCGTCGCAGGTTTGCGGATGATGCCCTTCAGCGCCGCCCAGCCTTCCAAAAACTCATCGGTACACGTGAATGGCACGGCCTGGCGCGCGATCCAGTCCAGGTAGCCATAATGCAAATTGGCCAGGTTGGCTTGCGCCACGCCCATGATATTCAGGTTCGAAAATCTTAGCAGCGCATCGGAACCGGGCAGCCCCATCGCGATATCCTGCGCCACCTGGTCGCGCAGCGTGGTCAAGGTGGGTCTTGTGTAAGGCATCAGTTAATCGCTTTCCAAACCCAGTTGAAGTTGAGCGCCGATGCGGCGCCGCTTTTTTGATACGCGACCACGTTGGCGCCCAGCATGCTGGCGCGCGTCCATTCGGTCGTGATGTCGAACCGCGCCACCACGCCATCGTCTATCAGCCATTGCAGCGCTTCGGCGATGTAGTCGTTTGCGCGGCGCAGCGTTTCCTGCGTCTGTTTCGCGCGCGCCAGCAGCCAGATGCGCGAGCCGATCTTGTATGGCTGACCGATGTCGCCGATCCAGCCGCGCGGGTCGCCCGTGCCATCCGGAATCACATCGTCCGGGTTGGCTTCGCGATCGCTGAACAGGCTGATCAGGATCGCCGTCTCGAGGTCGTTGCCGCTTTGCAGGTTTGCGCCGGTCAGGTGCCAATCGCCCCGCCCCAGGTCGCGCACCCAAATTGTCGAGGTGTCGCTCATGCCGGCGCTCCCGTGTTGCTGCTTCCGGCCTGCACGCCGGAATGCGTATGGCCGATGCCAGATATGCCGCCGAACGTGACATTCGTCGTGCCGACCACGCTGGGCGCCGTCACGATGCCGTCGACGGTCAGGTCGCCGGTGACATGCACGGCTGGCGAATCCAGCGTGATGCCGGGGGTGTTGGTAATTTTCATCGGTAAGCCGCCTCCGTTGATGATGATGCCGGAAGTCGTCAGGTGCACCGACTGGCCCAGTGCATCGTAGATCGCCACTTCGCCCGATGCCAGATTCTTCATGCGGTATGCCTGGCTGCCGACGGTGACGACGACGCCGCTCTTGCGATTGCTACCCAGGAACGCGGCCAGCACATCGGACCCGACCGGCGGGTGCGACGTGAATCCGAAATCGTGCGGCAGCGGCACGTTGTCGATGACTTCCAGCGGACCGAAGCGGGCCTGGATCATTTGCACCGGCCCACTGTCATCGACGAACGTCACCCGGCCGCGCCCGAACGCCTGCATCACGCATCGGTAAATCCGGTCGATGGCATCGGCCATCATTGCGACACTCCCGGCACGTCCGAATAAACGCGATACAGAAGAGACGGCTGCGGCATGAATGCTTCCGGCGGCATGATGACCAGGTCGCACGTCGTGCCGGACTGGCCGTCGCGCCGATACGTCACTTCACTGATCAGCCAGGAAACCGGGGTAATTTTCAATGCGGGAAAATTGACCGGAATCCGCGTGTTCGGCGTGTACAGCTTGCCGGCCGAATCGCGCCAGCCATCGGTCGTGACCTTGAGTTGACGCGATCGACCGGACCTTCTGACGATCTCCCAATACGCCCTTTTCTTCAGAACTTCGAAGCCACTGTCGCCTGATTCCGCAACGATGATCTTGCGGCGATGTCGGGTCACATCGCCATCGCTGACAATGATTTGCAAATTTCCGGTGTCGCTGATGTCGTGGAAGGTATCGACAGCAAGAACGTAGCCCAGCATCTCGGAATATTGCTCATCCATTGCATACGTGATCGATGCCGCCTGCACGTTGACGCCTTGCTCGAACCCGCTGGCTGCGGCGACCGTGCCGACGCGTGTCAAGAACAGGTTGCCATCCGGGTTGTCATAAGCGAGAAATGCCGTGTACCGACAAATGCGGTCGATAATGGCGAATGCCGTCTCGCCAAGACTCAAGGAAAATTGCGGGATGATCGGGCCGGGATCGACAGCGTCCGAGCTGACCGTCAACGCATAGGATGCCCCGCCCTTTGTCGACACGCCATAAGGCTCCGCCAGTTTGCGCGCGATCTCCAGCACACTCGACCCGCTGATCTGTCCGTTCGGCCACTCGGCCGCGCAGTCGATCAGGTCGGCGCATTTGCTGCGGCCGGACACCTGGATCGAGTGGCTGCCGTTGGTGAATGCCGGCGAAAAGCGATCGACATAGCCGGTGATCACCAGGTCGGCGCCGAGCAGCACCTGGCAGTAGTCGCCCGGGAAAATGACGAACGCGCCGACTTCGTCCGGATACAGCTCGGTCATCATCACTTCGAAGTCGGCCGGGCAGCGCTCGATGCCGCGCGTGACGCGAATTGACGTCCAGCCCGATAGCATCCTGCCACCAATAATTAGCGTAAGATCATCACTCATTGTTTTCGCCAAGGTTTGTCATGAAGACCATTTTTGTCCTCACGTTGATTTTTTCAGATGGATACTTGGACGGATCGACCCGCATCGGCGATCTGAAAAGCATGGCCGCGTGCGAAAAGGCCGGCCCGCAATATGCGCTGCAATACAAATCCTACGGCCACCCGGCATCGTTTTTCTGCACCAAGGAATTAATCAAAAATTCCAAAGAGCCGGTCGAAGTCATTCATTACAAATCGCCCTACCCGGACCGAGCCGACTAACTCGACAATGCCTTGAACTGTGCAGGCATGAACGCCGGATGAACCGGCGCCGCCTGCGTCACCAGCTCGTCGGCGCGCACCGGGTCGCGATACAGGCGCTGGGCCAGCACCGGGGCCGGCACCGCCCCGCTGGCCACCGTCGCGACGGATGACAAGCCGGCGCCGCGCGTGGCCAAGTCCAGCGCCACGGCAGCGCGCAGAGCCCGAAACGCGGCAAACGTGGCGTCCTGCATCTGGTCGCCGGCGATCGTGACTTCCCGGTCGATCAGATCGCATACCAGCACCCGGACTGCCGCTGCATCATCGAACGATGTCGGCTGATACATTGCCGATGCGCGCGCCAGCGCGACAACGGCCGCGCGCCGCAACAGGTCACCGGTAGCGCTCCTCATCGCAGCCATGTCGGCAGTCGTTGCATCAGTGGCCACCGGGACGACGGCAGCCAGATCCGCCAGCAGCCGTATCGCATCCGATGGCCTGACCGATGCCGCCAGCACGGCGCCGGCCAGGCCTTGCGCGGCCAGTGCAAAATCTGCGGTTGTACTCATGATCCGATCTCCGTTGCTGCCGATGTCATCTTGCCGATCGCGGACGACACCGCCGAGCGCGCCCGCGATCCGAGCGCAATCAAGCCCGATATCGAATTGGATGCGCTGGCGACCGCTCCGACGGCAGCGACCGCACCGGCGATGCCGCCGCCTTTGAAATAGCGACCGAATCCGCCCGACAGCGAGCCGACCATGTTGTGCAGATTCGTCGCATCATTGGCCAGGCGCTGCGCCTGGCGACCCCATGCCGCAGCGGTGCTGGCAACTTGCGATACCACCGACGCGCCCTTCTTCACCAGGGCCAGCGTGGAAGCCACAAAATCGCCGCTGGCGGCTTTGTCGGCCGCAGCAGCCGCAGCCGTCACCGCATCGCCGGTTGATGGCGCCACGCTGGGGAATATCCGGTCGCCAGCTTCGATGAACGCGAATGTGACTTCGAAGACGCGGCCACGGTCCCATTTTTCCTCGGTCGTGAATTCGATCGTGCTGACCTTGAGTCGGCCAAGCGTAGGATGGATCAGTTCACCGTCGCCTGCACCTTCTGCGGCCGCGATCATGCGCTCGCGCTGTGCGATGCAATCCTCGCCCACCAGGAAGCCGGAAATATTGATCCGGCGCGCCGACTTGCCCAGATCCTCGACCCACGTCTTGTCCCGGAACGGATATTCATGGACCGCATTGCGCCGGCCAAATTTGCCGGTCGCGCCAAGCACGCCGAACGGTACACCCCGAAACGATGCCGGGCGCAAACTGTCTTTCCAATATGCGCCGGCGGCCGGCCCTGCTGCGCCCAGGTCCAGCGCCGTGCGCGCAACGATGTTCGATGCGCTGCCGATGGTCGTCGTGATCGATTGCAGCGCACCCAGCGCGCTATCGATGCTCATCCTGCCGCCAGTGTCGGCATCGCGTAGCTGATGCGCACGGGCGTCATTGCGCCGCCCTTGACGCTGGACGCCGCACTGGTGCCGGATGGCGCATTCTTGAATTCAACCACCACTTTTGTCACCGCGTCCTCAACCATGCTTTTGCTGTACCCGGCGCTGTTGCCTTCTTGCTTGATGATGGCCGACACCAACGGGGCAACCGTTTTTTTATCGTTCAAGTCGAGCTTTTGGTTACGGCCGAAGCCGGTTTGCTTTTCGACGCTCTTGACATAGCCATCGGTGTCGTTTTCGCTCGAGGGCGCCCACTTGCTGACGATCCCCTGGATCGTGTTCAAGCCGTGCTTGCTTTGCTGCGTCTGCAGATTTCTGATCATTGCAGCCAGGCCGGCTTCGGGCGTCTCGAACGCCGCGAAGCCGCCGCGCTGCGGGACCGATCCCCACGACCGAAGATTGCCGGGATTGTTATTTCGTATTCCTACAGGGGTTCCGCTTCTTTGCTGCGCGGATGCCGCTGGCGCCGCTGCTGGTGTCGCAGCAGCCGATGCGAGCGGCAAGATGACGCCCCTTTGCGATGGCGATGCCGCCTTTGATGGCGCCTGGCCGGTCTGGTCCGGATTGCCTGTTACGGCATCGAATACCATCCGGGGAAAGCCGCCAAAAACATACTTCATCGGCGACATCTGCAGCTTGGACAGCGTCGCAATCAACTTGGCAACGCTGTCGACGATATAGACGACAGCGCGCCCGAACTCCATCGCGCTGGCTGCCGCCTTTGAAAAATCGGTCTCCTTGATCCAGTCACCGACCTGCTTGGCCCAGACGCCGATTTGCTGGCCGATGGGCTCGCGGTTCAAGTTGATGAACTTGGTAAACTCGGCGACCATGGGCTGCAGCGCCGGCATGATCGCTGCCCCAATTGCAATCTTCAAGCCGCCGGCGGATGCCATCAAATAATTGAGGCTCAAGCCAAACTGTTCGGCGGCAGCGATGCCTGCAGCAGTCGATGTGCCGCCAAACTCGGCGATCTTGCGCTGGTACTCCTCAATGCCGGCAGCCCCCTTGCGCAGCAGCGGCAGTGCGCCCTCGAGACCGAACTGGCGCGCGACCAGGCCTTGAACCTGGGCGCTCTTGATATTCGCGATGTAGGTCGCGATGTCCTTGAATCCGCGCACCACATCGATCGAGCCATCGGCCGTCTTGTGAATGCTGACGCCGATCTTGTTCAGCATCACCAGCGCGGTCTGATTGCGCCCGCCCAGCGCGTCCTGCATCGTGTCACCGACCGACTTCAGCGAGTTGGTCAGCACATCGGCAGATACGCCGGCCAGTTCGGCTGCGCCGCGCAGCGATTGCAGGTCGGTCGCCGCCATGCCCATGCCAAGCGCGGTTTTCGTGATTTCAAATCCGACGCGGCCCCATTCGGTGGCCAGCGTGACAATGCTGGCGATGGTGCCGACGCCGATCAATGCAGCCAATGGGGCGGCAATTTTGGTGAATCCGACAGCCACGTTCCCGGCGACACGGGCAACCCGGATCAGCACATTGGCAATCGGATTGCGGCTAATTTCTGCGCCCAGTCGACGGGCTGAGCGGTACAGATTCACCAGAGGCCGGAATCCGCGCGAAAATTCGTTGTTGATCCGGCGCACGACATTCGTTGCCCGGTCAACCGCGCTGATCGTGATTTGAAAATTATTGGCCACTGGCTTCCTCCTCGTTCATTCGCACGGCTTGCTGATTCCACCAGTCGAGCTCGGACAGCGTCAGGGACCACGCCTCATGCGGGCCCCAACCGTAGTATTTTGCTAGTCTGGCAACCCAGTCTCGCCAGTCGTCGCCCCATCCAGCCCGGTGCCGGCCAAAAAATCCGAGCACTCCTTGAAATCGCGCTGGCACAGGTTGTCGATCGCGCCGCGCGGCACTTTGGCGACGATGGAAATGAGGCAGATGGCGGCACTGACATCGCTGGTTTCGCGCGACGCCTTGTCGAGTTCCTTGGCGGTCGGTTCGCGCAAGTCCAGCGTTTCGTAGGTGACGCCGCCGAGCACGACGGGCTTACGCAGCTTGATGGTTTTTTCGTATTGATCGCTCATGTGGTCCTTATGCCTCCTCGACGGAGAAGCCTTCCCATTTGACTTCGAATGTGGCTTCGGCGGTCTTTACTTCCTGCGCGTCGACGGTCCACATGTTGCGGCCGATGATCGTCTTGCCGTTGGCCAACTCGCAGGTCACGGTGACGTTGGTCATCGCATTGAAACTGGCGACGCTCAGGCCGCCGGCATCACGCAAAGAGCCGGACATCATGCCGGCGTGCGGCTTTTCGCTGTAGCCGTGGATGCGATCCTGGCCAGCGAGCGTTTCGCGCGTCACTTTCGAGACGCTGTAGCCGAAATCGCCAGCCAGCATGTAGTTGGTGCCATCAACGGACAGGTATGCAATCCCTGCCAGTCGGTTTGTTGTATCTGCCAATTTTGGCTCCCTGAATTGAAAAAGCCACCCGAAAGCGGCTTAAATTGAGTTACTGCAGGCGGAACTGATTCAGCAGCGCAAAGATGCGCAGCTGATTGATCAGGATGCCGGGAAACAGCACGTCGACGCGGTTGGGGTTCTGCGTGTTCTTCTGAACGATCAAGCCTTGCTTGAACGCGTCACCGTTCTGGACCAGCCCGTCGAACTCCAGCTCGCGGTATTTCGCGATCAGGTCGGCGCGGATGATGTTCGGCGTCACCACGGCAGACCCGGGAGCAAAGCGCGTGCCGTCCGCCGCCAGCTTCACGCGCGCATATTTCGATGTCACCATCGTTTTCAGCGTCCGCAGCACGTAGGCCAGCGTGAACATCGTTTCGATTTCCAGGTAACTGTTGTCCGGGCTGCCGAACGCATTCTTCTGGTAGGTGGTGATCAGGTTCTGGATCGAACAAGTGCCATCATCGGCGACCGAGAACGTCGAAATGCCGTCGTACAGCAGCGTGTTCTGGTCCGTCAGCTGGAAGCGCGATTGCAGCGGCGGCGCCAGCACGCCCTGAATCACCACGGTTTGCAGCGGCAAAGCCGGATCGACGCGCAAGCTCGCCGCGGATGCGCCGGCCAGACCAGCGGCCCACAACCAGGTCGGCGTCGGCGAATCGTAGACGCCCATGATCGTACCGTGCTGGTCGTTGCGTGCGGTGCCGAGCGTGACCTGGACGCCGAACGTGCCTTTCGAGACCGCGAAATAATGGCCATACAGTTGCAGATTCCATGCCCAGCGGCCGGTGGTGTCGTTCAGCAGCGCCTTCATCGCATCGAGCGAGATCGTGTCCGTGTACGGGCACACGATGAAGTCGAAGGCCTGGCTGCCCAGGTTCGACAATGCCGTCGTCAGCGATGGCGCTGTCGCGCCCGATGCCATTTGCACGATCGTCGCCGTCAATCCGGTCGGCAGCGCCTCGCCGCCGCGCGTGCCGGCGTAATTGAGGCGCAGATCGATATCGTTGCCGGCCGGTCCCTTGTTGACTGCAGTCAGTGTCACGACGCCAGCCGCCGCAACCGCGTTGACCGGACAGGCCAGGTCGGCGTTGATGATCGCCGCCAGCGCGCTGGCCAGCAGCACGACGGTTTGCGTGGTCAGCACCGCCATCGCATAGCGCACGCCGCCCACGTACAGATACAGCGTGCCGTTGGCGGTGGGTGCGGTCGCGAAGGTGACCGTGCCGGTGGCCGCGATGGCTGCTGCGTCGTCGGCCAGCGGCAGATACCAGACTTCGCCGAAGCTGTCATTCAGGCGGTAAGCGGCCGTCATCAACGCCAGCATCGAATCGGCGCCGCCGGCGGTGGCCGCATCCGAGACGCCTTGCGAGATGATCGGCACGTTGGCCAGCGCGGTGCCGGCTGCCGTGATTTGCCCGATGATCAGCGCGCGCTGGCTTGCCTGGCCGGAATTGGCCTGGCTATTGTCGACTTCCGCGTAAAACAACGGGACCCGGATATTCGCCGGGACATTTTTGAATGGAATCATTTCTGATCACTCCGTTCGGTTAATTTTTCGGCGGCCGCTGGGGTGCCGAGAATGACGTCGCCGTCACGCAGGCGACGGTGCCAGAAGTCCGAATTCGGGACTTCGCGGCCCTCGTCGGGAATGAAGTCCAGCAAATCCGGGTCGCGGATTTTGATGCCTGGGGCGGTGCGCACGTACATAAAGCTCCTATTGATCCAATAAAATATCAAGCACGCCCTCGTCGCGACCATCCGGCCCGGAGGTGCGCGGTGCAGCATTGACGGGGAATGCCGGGTTGGCATACGTGCCGCTCGCATCGAACGGCGCGCCGGCATCGAAATGCAAGCCAAAACTGGTCAGCGCCGGCGGGTCGCCCTGCGCGAACGGATCGAACATTTCGGGCAACTCGAAATTGAGCGCCATCAGCGCAGCCGCGAAATGGATCTTCCCGTCGGATGAAATCTCGGTAGTGGTACGGATGGCCGCCACCTGGTTGATCATCCGGATCAGCTCGTAGTTGGTCAGCAGCGCCATCTCGACCGCAAGGCACAGCGCCTCGATCGCGTCCTGCGCGCCGGCCGCATCGATGGCGCCCACGCGCATCTCGATCTCGACCGTCACCACCGTTGTGAACTCGGGCATGCCCTTGGTGATCGAATCCTTGCGCTCGTCCGGCGCGCGCAGGATCAGCGCCGGCAGCCCCTCGGGCGGCGTGGTCCAGTCGCCAGGCGATTCGATGTCGACGCCAGCAAAGGCATCGCCAGCCAAGGCCGCCAGCGCGGCCAGGCGGATCCGGCGCCGCGCCAACGTGCTTGAAGTAGTTGCGTCGGCCATCAGTCACCCACCCGGTTCAGCAGCAGCAGCGCACCGCCGAGGCCGTTCACTTGTACTTCCTTGACGACATAGGTGCCGCCGCCATGCATCGCCGTGGCGACGATGGCGACACCGTCCTTTTGTCGTGGGTGAACGGGAAACTGCGATAACTGGACGCCGAGCGCCGGCATCTCCGACGTGATGCCCATGCCGCCGACCAGGTCCACGCTCTTGTAGGCTTCATGGAACGTGCCAGTGATCGGAAACGGCGTGCCGAAGATCGGCTGGAATACCGTCCGTTCGCCGAACACGGTCATCACCGGTCCGTTGACCATCTGGTCCCAGTCGATCATGACTTAGACGCCGGCGCGGCCGGACAGCAAGACTTCAGGCCGGGTGCAGATGAACAGAGGGTAGCTGTACGCTTCCATCTTCCACCACATGCGGCGCTGAACGTCGAAGATCGGCAGCATATACACCGGCTTGCCGGGTGTGTTGACCCAATCGACCGTCTCGCCTGGCGCATTGGCCTCGCGGAAGATGCCGGGCGCACCGACCGGGAAAAACTTCACCGACGAGTCAGCGATTTTGATCGTCGCGTTGTCGTCCGAACCGCGGTAGTTGATCCACGTGATGCCCGCGAACTCGAACGACGAGAATGCGGCGCCCTGCGAGTTGTCACGCAGCGATGTAGCATCGGACCAGTTGACGAACGTGCGGATCACATCGGGATGATTGACGAATGCGTCATAGAACACATCGCCACACAGCGCGGCCACCGTGGTCGATGGTGTGAACGCGCCTTGCGCCTTGCGCGCCATCGTGCGGGTGATGCCATTGCAGATCGGGCGGATCGTGTTAGCGGTGCCAGCTGTCAGATTGAATGGAATCTCGGAGGCCTGGGTGACGCCAAATTCGTCAAACCAGTTGTACATCACGGATCCGTCTTTCGGGTCCAGAACCATGCCCTGCACCGCCGCCAGGCGCAGATATTCCTTGGTGTACTCGACGGACGACAGCAGGCCGGTCGGGCCGGACATCCGGCGCGCAACTTCAGTTTCGATTTGCATCAAGATCGATTCCTGGCCGAATTCGCGGATCGACTGCAGCTCGTCGGCATAGACCGTATCGTCGTGCATCAGGCGCGGAACATCGAAGTAGCGCATTTTGCGTTTTTCGGTCGTGCGTTGCAGGCCTTCGCCGCCGCGTTGCGAGAACGGGATCAACGACAGTATGCCGTTGCGCTCCTCGACAGCCAGCGCCTTGGTGCGGATCGGGTTCGGATCGAAGATGTTCAAATTGCCCAGGCCGGTCGGCTGGAACGGGTTGCGTTGTACGGCATCGGTCAGCGCGATGGCCGAAAACGGGTCACTGTTAAAAATATCGAGAATATCGGCCATTTTGGCTCCTGAAAATGAAAAAATCCGCACGATGGCGGAAATTTGAACATAAAAACCGCGCGATGCGGCTATTGTTTTTTGGCTTGGGTCAGCGCGTGATGATGTTCAGTGCTTTCAGTTGCGCAGTTGCGGTCACGATCTGCGCTTGCGTGGCACCAACAGGCCAGATCAACTCGCTCAGATTGACTTCGGCCGAACGGACAACTGCGACGCCGTTCTTATCGGCGGCAATCACATCGCGCGTGCCGAACAGGATGCCGGCAGCAACTTGCGTGCCATCAGCAGAAGCCGGCGCCAGCGGGGCAAACTTGCCACCCGTTGTTTTTTGACCGAGAACGGTTCCAGCGAGGATCTTGACGGCGCCGGTAAGGCTGACTTGATCGCGCGACAGGTGGCCATTGGCCTCGCTGACGATAAATCCGCCATCGTGCCATTGTTCGTTAAGTGGTGTTACGGTTGGGACGCCCATGATTCAAATCCTTCTTGGTGAGTGGTGGTCGACGATTAACGGCGGGGCGCGACTTTAGCGAAAGCCTTGTCCCAATTGCTGGCCGTAGCCTGGCGCGAGTTTTTTTGCAGTTCGCCACCCGCGCCGATGCCAGGATTGCGTGCTGCGCGATCGCCGTAAGCCGCCGATGCTGGGGCGGGCGAGCTTTCCAGCACAACCAGCGCTTCTTTGCGAGTCATCGAGGTATTGAACGCCAGGTTTGCAGCCAGAGCAGGATTCTTCGCAGCCGCTTTCGATCCGAAAATTGCAGCGCAGCGGGCACGCTCGCGGCGCCGCGCGGCGGCGGATGCGCTCTTGCCGCGCATCTCTTCGTCGGAGTCGTCATCTTCTGCGTCATCGTCGGTTTCTTCGGCTTTGGACTTGGCTTTTTTGGCCTTGTCCTCATCCTTTTTGTCTTCGTCGTCGTTGTACTCGGCAAACTCCTTGTCCGACTCATCGTCTTCTTGAGCCCGACGACCTTTCACATTGCCATTTTCACGGTCCTGGTCCTTCGGATCGTCACCTTCGGCTTTCTTGTCCTTGTCATCGTCCTCCGGAATTTCAGCCTTGGCGAATCCGGTCAAATGGGCAAACGACAGGGCGCTCGCCACTTTTTTACGTAGTGTCATGTGTAACTTTCAAAGATGAAGTGACTACTGGCCCAACTCATTGAGCAGGGATTGAAAAGCCTCGTCCGGTGCCATGACGGCGTCGGCGAAGCCAATTTTTACGCCGGCAGTGCCAAGGAATGTTCCGGCCTCTGTGCTGCGCACCATCTCTGCTGCCATGCCGCGATTGCGCGCGACGGTGGCGACGAACAGTTCGCCCATCGTGTCGATGTCGGACTGAAAATGCGCCAGCGCTTCTTTCGATAGCGCGATTTCGGCGTGCCCATCAGCCTTGCGTGCGCCGTAATGGATCATGGTCACGGCGATGCCCGAGGCAGTTAGCGCCTTGGAAAAGTCGACGTGCATGCAGATCACACCAACGCTGCCGGTACCACCGGTGCGCGGAACATAAATCTTGTCGCATGCGCTGGCGATGGCATAGGCAGCCGAATAGGCGGACTCACTCAAAATGGCATGAATGGGCTTGCCGCCGCGCGCCCGGTAGATCGCATCGGCCACATCAAAACAACCGCTGACCTCGCCACCAGGGGAGTCGATATCCAGCACGATGGCGCGCACGTCCGGGTCGTTGAGCGCCATGCTCATGTTGGCGCGGATCGAATCGTAACCGGTCATTCCCGAGTAAGGACGCAGCGTTCCGAGTTTTTGCACCAGCGTGCCCTGCACCTGAATGATGGCCACGCCGGCGGCGATATCGTAGCCTCGTACAGGTGAGCATTTTGGCCCACTGAATTCATCGTCACCGCGGAACTCGTGATCGTCGCCAGCTAGTGGAACCATCTGCCCATTTGCGCGGAATAGCTTGGAGATGCCGAAACGATCGGCCAGCGCGGCCATCACGATCTCAGCCTTGCCAGGCGTGATGGCCAACGGCGTGTTGAACATGCGCTGAGCGAGGAATGGGAGGTTTTTCATTTTGGCTTTTCGATCTTCTCTGTTTCGGTTGCGGGGCCCGGATCATCGTTGCCGTACCAGTTCGGCGGTGGCAACCCTTTTTCTTTGAACATCGCAATTTCGCGCGCTCGCTGGTCGATGACTTCCTCGTAGTCCAGTCCCTGCTCGGCGCATTCGCGCTGCAGAGTTGACAGTCCGGCATCCATGCCCAGGATTGCCCCCTGCTTTTCTTTGACAGGATCGACCCATCCGCGCGCCACACCCAGCCACTCGCACTTGGAATAGGCTGTTCTCATTTGAAGAAAATCCGGGGCGTTGCGTGGCAGCGGCAATTCGTTCAAGTCCATCATCTCGTGCAGCACGCAGCTATACATCGGGGTCGCCGTACCAACTTTGAATTCCTGTGTGCGCCGCGTAAGCGTCTTCCAGCTTTCAAGCAGTGCAGCCCGGGCGCTAGAATAGTTGGTCTTGCTCCAGTCCTGCGTCACCTGTTCCGCCGATATGCCGGCGGCCGCAGCAAACGTGCGCAGCATTTCGTGGGCAAAATCGCCGAAGCCGGTATGCGGATGCGCCGCGGCGACTGAATTGATGGATTCGCCGGGTGCCAGCGTTGGCACGCGCACACCGCCGAGCATCGCCGGACGTTCCTTGTTCCAATCTGCGCGCAAACCCTGGTAGGCGTTCAATTCCTCGCTACCGCCGTCGAGTGCATCCTGCACCAGCGCCGGATCATATGGACTGGTGACATAGGTGCCGAACGTCGCCGCTACGGTCGCGGCCTGCAGTTCGACACCGTAATAGCGGGCCAGCATTTTGAAGCGAGCCAGCACGGGTGTAAAAACACCGACGCCGCGATGCTGCCCCGCCCGGTCGCGCTCGAAATCGTGGATGACGCGCAAGAATCCGTCGTCGTCTTCGCGCGGCACCCGCTCCCAGTCGTTCGACTCGACAGCGTTGTACCAGTCGTTTTGCTCAGCCTTGCGGATGTGATAGGCAAGAGGGACCCCATCGTCGTCAATCTCGACACCGCCGCGCATGTATTTGGAATCCATCATCTGAAACGGATTGCTCAGACGATCGGGATCGACCACAAGGAACGATGTGACGTAGCGCGCGCGGCCATAGCTGACACGGTCAGGCTTCCAATAGGCCAACATCAGCGAGTCGCCGTCGACCAGCTTGTGACGAAACGCGAGTCGAATTTGCTGCGATACCGTCATCTGGCGCGAAACATCGTTGTAGCGGCCAATATCCTCGGCATATCCACGCCAACGCGCCTCGGCGGCGCGGCGGAATTCCTCAGCCCATACGGCATCGAATGCCGGATTGTTAGTCATTGCTGCAATGGCGCGGTAATCCGGAGTCGCAAATAATTTGAAATTGGAGCCGACCGTGTTATCCAGGATGCGCGTGATGCCACCAGCAGCCCATCCGTCATTGCGCACCAGGTCGCGCGAACGCGCCACCATGCGATCGCGGAACGAATTGATTTCAGCATCTGGCGACCGGATCGTCGGCAACCAGTCACCCATCTCCTGAGTCTGCCAATTCGCAGCATCGTACGGAAAAACACTGGGCGCCGATCCGGTCAGCGAAGCTGACGGGCGCAGCGGTACCGAACTCAGCGATTTACCGTTGATGTCGACAATGCCACTCAAAACATCACCCGCATCGGGCCGCGCCGGCCAGGTCGACCGATACCGAGAAACGCTGATAGTTCCGCAATACGTGCCTTCAGCATCAGTCGATCAGCGGCGGAATAGCTGACGCTGCGAGAGCCATCGCCCTGTGAATATGAAGCTGTCACGACCTTGGCACCGATCGCAAGCTCTTGCTCGGCAGTTACGGCGGCGACAAGCCATTGACGCACTGTCTCCACTGGAATTGCCGATAGCGCGCTATCAGTTGGATCGTAGTTGCTCATTTTTTCGCCGCAGCCAGTGCCAGAATGTCGTTTGCAGCCATGTCCTCGATGGTCATGATCATTTTCCGGCGAATTTTCTCGCCAACGACTTTTTGCAGCGCCTCAAATGGGACTTTCACCGACAGTCCGCCGCGTTCAATTTCCACTTCGCCGGTGAAGTTTTCCGCATGCGTGAATGTCACCGCACCGTGCTTGATTTCTGCCATGGCAATTCCTTTATGCCAGCCGCGAAGCCAGCGATTTTCTCAATGTTTTTTGTACATCGACCGGATGCGCGGCGCGCTCCTCCAGTTCGAGTTCGAATTTCAAATCTGGCGCGCCTGTCATTTTCATGATCAGCGGTTCTGCGATCGTCAGCGCGACCTCATCGGCACGTCGGTTGAGCTTGAGCCCCAGATGCAGCAGCCCGCACAGCGCAGCGTAGGAATACACCCGGCAATCAAGCGCCTCATTTGCGCGGCCTGGTGGAAGCTCCCATACCCGGTAATGCTGCCCTCCCGACGTTTTGCGAATCGATCGCTCTGCCGTCAGTTGCGCAAAGTAATTTACATCGCGGTTGGCCGGGAAGTGCATGAATCCAGGGCCATGCGCCTCGATGTGCAGGCGCGACCTGATCGAATCCTTAGCCGCATTGACACCGAGAATGACCGGCCGAAAACTTGCCTTGTTGCGGCTCGATGGTTTTTTCGTCGGCCATACCGGCGACCGCTTGCCGCCGATCGCGGATTCACCCTTGATCGCCCACACGCGCCGGCCCAGTCGTGCCTTGCAGAACTCGTAAACTTTTTGGGTGTGGTGCCCGCCGCTATCCATGCAAACGGCCATCGCTTCGAAGCCCCGGCCGTCTGCTCGATACCAGATGCGCTTCAGATGTTCATCCAGCCGGTCCCATGGGTCGGGCGTTTCAAGATCGCCATGGATCACATCGAAATCGACCGACCAGTTTTCTTCATTCTTGCCCCACCCGGTAACCTCAATTTCAAACCGATCATCCTGCGTGTCGACACCGACAGTCAGCACGGCCACGCCATCAGGCACTTCGGCTGGCCAGACCTCGCAGCGCTCGAGCAGCCGCGTTTCGTTCAGCGCCTTGTCGCCCCGGTCCTCGTAACATTCGCCCAGAACCAGGTTGATAAACGTCTGCCGGGCTAGTGGATCGTCCTTGACGCGCAACCACTCGGCGACCAGGTTCTTCCATGCCGCATTCGGGAACAGGCTGTACCCCGCCCAAATATGAAAACCGGCATGACCGTTGAATGGCTTCGACGCGCGCCACTCGCCGGCGGCAACCATGTCCGGCTTGTCGATGTCGTGGATGACGCAGCCGTTTTCGCGGCACACGTAATACACGGTGTCGGGCAAGCCGATGTCCGCCTCGTCCTTGTCCCACTTGAAGCCGTGCGCCGTGTCTGGCCCGCCCCATTCAAGCGACTGCATCTCACCGCAGTGCGGACACGGCACGAAGTAGCGCCGCTGGTCGCTTTCTTCCCAGCTGCGATCGATCCGGCTCACACCCTTGACTGTCGGCGTCGATCCAATCACGATCTTTCGGTTCCAGAAAGTCTCTGCACGTTTTGTACCCAATGCGATCTGGTCGCCCTCGCTGCCGGCGCCGCCAGACGGGTAGCCGTCGACTTCATCGAACAGGACCACGCGCGCGGTGATGCGCCGAAATCCGCCCGGCGAATTCGCACCCACCAGGGACAGGCTCGACCCATTCAGGAAGGTCTTCTTCAAAATCGTCTGGTTGCTGTCCTTCGCCTTGACATCGCCGGCCAGCACGGACAGCACCGGCGTGTCGCGCACCATCGGGCTGATCTCCGTTTTGCTGTAATCCTCGGCATCCTCTACGCGCGGCTGCACCATCAAGATCGGCGACGGGTCTTGATGCATGTAGTAGCCGACCACATGATCAAGAATCTTCGTGTAGCCGACACGCGCGCTTTTTTTGACCGTGATGAACGTGACTGCCGGGTCGGTGACCGCATCCATGATCCCGACCTGATACGCAAAGGCCCGGAAGCGGCCGGTCTGCGCACTGGTTTCTTTCGACAGCACGGCATACCGCTCGGCCCACTGGCTCAGGCTCAGCTTGGGCGGAGGCTGGATGTTCTTTCTGCGTGCGATGCGCAGATCGCGCTCAAGCCGCTCACGGCCATGCGTGTAGCGGCTAGTTTCCTCCATCGCGGGTTAATTCCTCAAGTGCCTCGGTAATCAGTTCCTGCAACGCATCCTGCACCTCGGTCACTGTTTTCAGCCGGTGCACGCGCGGTGCCTGCTCTGCGGGGATGGATAGCAGCCGGGTGCGCACCTTCGCGTACTCGGAACCGACAGCCTTGGCCACCTCGGACACCAGGACGACCAGGCCGGATTTTTGGTCGTACTCCAGCTGGTTGAGCAACGCCAGGTAGTTCTCCTTCAGGCGCCGGGCTTCATCGATCGTCATCTCGGCGCCCGAGGCAATCAAGATGCGCTCGGCGGCGCGCGATGCCGACTCGTCGCCGCGAATTGAACGCTGTTCGTCAGTCGTCAGTTGCCTGACGTTTTCGCCTGCAACTTCGTCAGTCGGCGCAGCGCCTGGCGCGCCGCCGATGCGCAGCTTTTTCAGATTCGCATTCGATGGGTCGACGTCGATCTTTCCGTCGACAATCACCAATAGGCCGCGCGACTTCCATTGCGCCACCGACTGCTTGACGACGCCGTGCAGCGCGCCGAACTTTGCCATCGAAAGCAGGGCCATGTCGTCAGTCCAATTTCAAAATTTCATAGCTAGGGAAACACCGAGCCTCGCAATGCCCGTGGGGCATGAGGCCCCAGGAGGGACCCATCGCCCCTTGCCCCCCTTTTTCCGCCCTACTTTGGTGCATGACCGCCGTCACCGGGCCGACGCCAGCGCCTTGGCCAGGGCCTTGCCCATCTCGGCGTTGAAGTTCAATGCCACCGTGCGCTGGGCGAGCGCCACGTATCCGATGCGCTGACTGACTTGCTTTTCACTATCGAGCCTGATCAGCAGCTTGAGCTTGCCCGTGCGATTGGCGCCGCGCGCCACGCCTCTGCCGCGCACCTTTGTCGCACGAATATATGGACGCTGCCATACGCCGTTGATCAGCTCTCCTGATTTCGTCTTGACGATGCCGATGAAAATATCCTTGCGCGCCCTGAGCTTGGCAAGCGTGCCCTTGGGCAGGTTGCCGTATGCGTTGGTCGATGCGCCGATCGGATTCAACATCTTCGGACCGTTCATCTTGTGCACACCGCCAAACTCGAACGGGGCCAGGTATGCGGCTGCTGCTGCCTTCACGAAGACAGTCGCTTGAGGCGTGTTCTTGCGGGCGGCGATGGTTCCTATCGATCGCAGCGTGAACGGTGTAGGGCTGGTCAGCTTTGCCGACAGGTTCTTGACCTCGACATCCTTGACCTTCTTCGCAAGCGCCGTCAGTGCCAGCGATGTGGCGAACGGCAGCTGCTGATTGGCGAACGCGCCCAGCTTGCGCTGCATTTCCCTGATATTGCTTTGGACTGAGATGTCGAACGATGACATCAAGGCCGCTCAGCGGAGAACGGCGGCACCATGCGCGCGGTTGCGCTGGCCGACTTGCCTTCGCTGCGGTAACCCTTGGACTGCAGGATTTCAGCGGCGCGCTCAGCATCGAGCAGCTTCGCGGCCAGCAGGTCGAGCATCTGCCCATCTGGCGCAGCAGCAGCGCGGACGATCATGGCGCGGTAATGGCGGACGTTCATTTATACGGCCAATTGCGCGACACGGGCACGCGCGGCGCGGCGGGTACCGGCGCCGGGCGATCCAGGCTGAACAGAATCAGCATGATGGCGAACGGGCTCATGATTTAGGCTCCGTCCTTACCTTCGACGCCGCGCACAATACGGCGGGCGCTGCGCACTTCGAGATTCACCAGAGCTTCTTCCATATGCGTGATCGCGCGGACGTTCTCGTCGCAGGCGAATTTGTTGTTCAGGTGCTTGGTGCGATGAATGAGGATCGCCAGCAGCGCCTCGTTCGTAATACCGTTGACGCCATTTTCAGCAACACCGCCGTGCTGGAATCGAAGGCCGAGTAACTTGGCGCCGGCCAGCACTTGATAAAAGTGGCCCTCGACGTCAGTGCCATCGGCCAGGGTGGAGATGGCGTTGACAGCAACGCCGTTGTGGTCGGTATGGATGCGCATGGCGGACCTTAAATAAAAAAGCCCACCGGTTGGGTAGGCGAAGTGCGGCAGGTAGCCAGCACGGAGACGATAAAATACAACAAATATGTTTCTTTTTAATTTTAAAAAACAACATTTTTGTTGTATAATGAACGCACTTAAACAACAAAAGGAGATTTATGAAGTACAGCGAGTTCCGGAGATGGCTTCTAAAACAGGGTGCATCAATCACCCCAGGAAAAGGAAGCCATCACAAGGTCTCTCTTAACGATAGAAGTACCGTCTTCCCAGACCATGGATCGAAAGAAATAGGAACGGGGTTGGTAGAGAAAATTAAGAAAGACCTTGGATTGAAGTAAGAAGGCCCCGGAAGGGGTTTTCTGAACAACTCGCAGTGCAATGAATTTCCAGCAGCAACAATTAATACGAGAAATCGAAAACTCGATAAATTCGAAATATAAGAGGTTACAAAATGTTGAATTACCCCATCACTCTGACGCCAGATACCAACGGCACATTCCTTGTCGGATTTCCTGACTTTCCCGAAGCAAACTCGGTAGGCGATGACGAGGACGAAGCGTTACTTAACGCTGTTGATGCCCTTGAGACTGCGCTTGAAATCTACTTCGATGAACGCCGTCCGGTACCGATGCCATCCAAGGCTGCCAAGAATCAGCGCACAGTGACGCTGCCAGCGCTTGAGACATCAAAGATATTGCTATGGAACGAAATGAACGTGCAAAAAATACGGAAAGCTGAACTGGCGCGGCGCCTAAACGTGCATATGCCACAGATCGATCGACTTTTCGATCTCAAGCATTCGTCGAAATTTGAATTTGTCGAACTAGCTGCCAAAGCACTTGGCAAGACGTTGAGCGTCTCGCTAGCCTGATCTGTAATACAAAAAGCCCGCTGCTGGTGGGAGCGGGCCTCGTAGTGCTCAATTCTATCTGAAATGTAGCTTATTTCCGGGCGCAGAGACACCCGACGACAGAATCATGTCAGACTTATTATGCATCGTCAAGGGCTTCCGCATAATTACATCTTTCTGTCCGATCAAATGCCATATTTTGTTCTCGTCCTTTTTTTATCCACGCGCCCCCATGGTCGCGAGATGCGTAGTTCTCAACCCTTCTTTGCCTCGCATTACTTCCTCGCGAGTAGTCCAGCAGGTTACCTAAATTCGTTGTTAAGTATATATTCCCAACGACATACCCACCACAATCGCCGTGCCGCGCCATACAAAGACCATTCGCTCCAAGCCCTCGCAAATGGTAGTAGGTGCTCCATATTCCCCACCATTCATCAAATGAAAGTTCAAACTCAATACCTCTTTTCTTCGAGTTTGATCTGTGCTGGCTGTAGGCGCGCGTGGGGTCTGGCAGACCGCTATTGATGCACAAAGTGCGAATTTTCTTTCGTTCAGAGAAGATCATAATGTCGCCATCAGCATGAAATTCTTGTCTTGAGTGTGCGGAACAGGCTTTCGATGGCCTGATCGAAAACCAGCACGAATTGCGCACGCCACACGCTACGAGTATTCAGCCCGTAATGCGTCATCACAGCCTCGCGCTCGATGACCGACAACTCCCATACGGCGGTGTTCATTTCCCCGACCAGGCGCTTGTCGACTTCGATTTCCATGTCTTCGAATGAATGGATGCGCGCATCGGGGGCCATCATCGATTGTGTTGGAGCACCATCAGCCAGGACGCCACCCGTCCTCGTCCATTCGGCCCACCGGTCAAGCAGCAGCACGATGTTTTCATAATGCTGCTGCGCGATGGATAAGGTTGGGATCACTGGCACGACCAGCACCCGCACAGCCGGCGCCACCGCAATCACGGTCACATCCGGCGCATCATCAAAAATCACATCCGGTACCGGGTCGCATTTTCCGCCCCAGTTGCGCGTTATCGTCGTTCTCATGTTGGTGCTCCTGTTGTCATGTAGCGCATCATTTCCCCTTGCTTCTCTGCTGATTTCTTCACCGCACCATGCGCTTTTTTCGTTTCTAACCGATGATTCACAATAATCACGAAGGTCAGGAAACATGCGGGTTTGAAGGGTGTCGTTCGCCACTTTCTCGCCGTCCAAATCCAAGTATTCGATCATCCGACATTCCACCTGGTGAAGTAATCCGATTGTCGATGGGTCTCAATATGGTGTGTTTCGGAACCAGACATGTGCTGCTGCAGATGGTCGATTTCTTCCTGGCATCGCTGCAGAGCTGCTATGTAGTACTGCTCGACCCATGTGTGGTCGAAAACTGTGCGGCCATGTGAAATTCCACGCTCCCTCAAACGACTAGGTGACATCGGATCAACTGCGATGCACTCGACGTTCAGCCCGCGCTCAACCAGCAGTTGGTGCAACAGCTTGGCTTCTCGCTGCGTGGCGCAGCACACCCGGTCTCCATCCTTCAGGCTTTCAACCAATGATGTGGTGCGGCCGGATCGACGCGACGATTGAATGTATATCCTTGCCATGCCTTGCATGGCTTGCCCGATACCAAAATGATCCATTTATCAATCTCCCGATCCACAGCTACTGCTGTCCGACGAGCTCGAACCAGAATCGCTGGAACTCGATGACGAGCAGCTGGAGGAGCTTCCACCCCAGTCGCCGGATGCGCCGCCGCCGTCGAACGTGCCGCCGTGGCCGGACATCGGCGATGCATGCGCGGTGCGATGATCTGGTGCGCTGGCCGGCGCTGATGCTGCGTATCCGTCCCATGCCGGCGCCGGCTGCATCGCGCTGCTGCCTTGACCGGTCCAGTTTCTTCGCGCCGTAACGCTGCGCTGCTCGCGGCCTTGTTCGCGCTTTGCTTGCGCCAGCGCTTCAGCTGCTTCGCGGGCCTCGCGCCGCCTGGTCGAAGGTAATTTGAAGCTGAAAAAATCTCTGATGTTCATGATTTTTCTAAATTAATTATTTTGTGAATAAACCAAAAATACCGCGCCCTGGCTCCGAGAAACGTTACCAACCGATGACTCACAATAATCATGAAAGTGAGGAAACATGCGGGTTTGAAGGGTGGTGTTCGCCACTTCTTCGCCAATAAATAATAGTTATTGCGCCCGTTTTTCATCTTGAGCGCTGAAACCGATCTTGCCGGCGATCATGTTTTGCGCCAGTGCCGCCGTGTTCAAATTCTTTTCCAGATAGGCCATCGTCGTCATCGGGCTTTTGTGCCGCATGACTTTTTGTATCGTCTGGATCGGCACCCCTGCTTCCGACAGCAACGTAGCAAATGTTCCGCGCAGCCTGTGCGGCGTGATGCCTTTGATCGCACATGCTGCATTCGCCGCATTCATGACCTTGCGGGCGAAGCCGGGCGGGTGCGGCTTGCCGTTGGCCCTGGTCGCGATCAAGCCCTCGGCTTTGCGCAGCGTCATCAAATGAGCTACCAGCCAGTCTGGCATCGGCACCGGCTCGGCTTCGCGCCCTTTCGTGATGCCCGGCGTGTAGGTCGCACGCTGCCAGTCGATCCATTCCCATCGCGCGCTGGCGGACTCCGACTCGCGTAAACCGAGGCCGAACATCATGCGGATCGCGGTACCGACCGACGGCGTACCGGAACAGGCCTCATCGATGGCGTCGAACCACACTGCGGCGACATCGATCGGCAAGATCGCGCGCGGACGCTTCTGGACCTTGAGCATGGAGGCGCGCCACGGCAGATGGGCGATGATGTCGCGCTTGACGGCCCAGTTGGCCACGAGCTTGAGTATCCTCAACCAGTGGTTTGCGCTGGCTGGCTTGTGCGTCAGCAAATGTTCGTTGCGCGCAAGCTCGATGTGCGTGGTCGAAATCGTATCGACCGCCATCGCGCCCAGGTCGTACAAATGCAGGCGCTCGCAAATCTCGACGCTGCGCGCATGTGCCGCGCTCGATACTGGCGCATGGACTTCGCGCCAATCCTTGATCAGCTCGGCCAGCGTGGGTACCGGGGCCCCGCCGTTCGACCTGGTCAACGCATCGGCATAGGCGCGCTGCGCGACCGGCTCGGCCAGCTTCCGGACGCGCTGGCGCGTCGATTTCTGGATCCGCACGCCGTCGACCTGGAAGCGGTAATGCCACACCGGGCCGATCTTGAAAACGTGGCATGTCATGCGGCAATGCGCCTCAGAAACTGGCTCAGCTGCGTCTGCTCGATCGTCGTCAACGTCGCCAGCGTGCGGCCGGCACGCTGCAACTCCATCGCACCATCCGACCAGATCGCGCAGCGGAACCCGGAGGCATCGACGTCCAATGTAGGAAGCTCAATCAATGTAGGAAGCTCAATGACGGGAGCTGGCAGCGGAACTGACGCAGCATCCGCCACTACCACCAAGGCTGGCGAGACGGGCACAGGTGCAGCAGATGCAGCAGTTACAGCGGCGCCGCGCTCGGGCGGCAGCGACCAGCAACTGCCATCCTTGAGCAGCCGGCCATCTGCGACCGGGCCTCGCAAGAAGCTGACCACCGAATGACCAACCTTCAACCCCATCTCGGCATGCAGCTGCTCGGAGGTAGCACCGCCGTGCGCCGCTACGAAGGCGATGGCGCGGTCCACTTTCGTCAACGGCAAGCCATGCGTGTGGTTGCGGGTCTTGCTGCCGTGTACGGAATCGATGTCGACGCCGCGCGCCTCGATGCCGATCTTGGCCGGCGCCGGGCTGGGCCGCATTTCAAACCCGTTCGCCGGCTTGCCGTTGGGCGCCGTCACCAGGTGCAGGATGACCGTACCGGCATCAATGCTGGATTGCAGCAGCGGCTGTACCTGGTGGGGATCGCAATCCATGATGTCGGCAATCTCCACCGTACGAATTTTCGGTCGTGCTGCGATCAGTGCCAGCAATTGGTTGATGTCGATGCTCATGGCGTTTCCTCGTTATTTTTTTGCAGATTGGCGTACTCAATGCCAAATTTTTGAAATACATCGATCGCGGCTAGCACGATCGCATGACGCAATGCTGCATCCCGGCTGGCGTGATCGGCACAAACTACAATTGCTCGATCCACCTCGAATTGATCAGGCCACCAGCACAGAATGTCGATGTTGGCCATCTCGATCAGCGGCCCGCAGTCGCGCCAGTCGCCAAGCCAATCCGGCACCAGGGCCTGGCCCCGGCAGTTCGGCGCGCTAGCGGGCGGCAGGCCCAGCAGCGACCCGCCCAGTTCGACCAGATCGGTCCAACCCAGCAGCTGCGCCAGAATTTTGTTCATAGTTTTTTGCTCCAGGTGACGCGCGCCAGAACGATCTTCTCGCTGGCCGCCTTGAAAATGGGACATGTGCGCCGGCACGAGCGCAGATTGACGAACACGCCCAATGTCGGATCCTTCTTGCAGCGCCCGAACCCGGCGCCGGCATGCTTCGGGAAGGCTTGCAAATCGAGGTTGTCGCACTGGAGGCAAGTTTTCATGCGCTCGCCTTAACGCCCGCCTTGAGAGTCGGATAGCACAGCCGCTCGCGCAGCGCCCGGTTCTCGGCCTCAAATTGGCGGCACAGCGGCGCCAAGTCTTGGTGCACGGCTTCAAAATACCGATTCATGACGCGCTTGATGCTGCTGTTCGGTAAATGATCGGTCGGGTATTCGGCCATGGCTTTGGCGATCAGCGCATCAGTGATCGGGGTATCGGTGTCGGAGGGGAATGGCTTCATGTCCCTGCTCCCATCGCTTCCTTGGCGAGATTGATCTGGATCATCTGCAGCGTTTTATCGCCGATGCGCAAGCGCGCCATAATTTTTTCAGCCCATGCCTTGTGGTTCGTCCTGTCCATGAATTGCTTGGTGATCCCGGTCGCGTCGAGTTCGTGCAGCATCTGCGCGGCGGCCTCTTTCGACAGCGCGCCCTTGCCTGGCGCCTCGATCTGCAGCCGGGGCGGCGGAACCTCAGCCCACTCGGTGCGCGCAAGCTGGCCCTTGAGCGCGGCGGCCCAGCGGTCCTTGACCTGCGCGTAGGTCTGGCCCTGTAATTCACGCGACAGCAGCGAGGCGGCCCAGTACACGGCCGGATGCGGCCACAACCCCATCTCGCCCTTGGCACGTGCTTCCAGTCCTGCCACCGCCTCGTGGTAAGCGACCATAGGATCGGCAAAGGGCTTGCACGCCTTGATGAATTCGGCGCACGATGGCGGCCACTCGTATCGACTGCGGCACGCCTTGAGCCCGGCCTTGATGTCGCCCGGCGTGATCCCTTCGTCCTCGAAGGCCTCGACCCAGCTTTCGGACCAGTTGTCGATCGCCTGCTGCGTCGAAAACGCCGAACGCCACTTGTGCGGATAAGCGCCGTCGAGCCGGTTGAAAAGGTGATCGACCATCGAAATGCCAAGCGCCGGATGAACTTCAAACCAGCGCGAATGCGGGCGCGTGGTCGTGGCCGCGATCGGCATGGCTTGTGCTGCGGTGAGGGGCATGTTCATGATTTTTTCCGGTTGCGGTTGACGTGGGCGACGGGGTCGAACTTGGTCGGCTTGGCGGGTGCGGCGCTGGCGTCAGGGGGTTGCACGCCAGCCCAGTCGGCTTTGAATCCGGACCAGCCGCGCTCGCAGCACATCGCCAGGGCCGCTTCCAGCGTGATGCCCGCCTTGGCCGCCTCGCGCCGGATGCCGTTGATCGCCGTTGGCGTGATCGCCGCCCGCTTGGCTTTGCGCAGCGCCTTGAAATCTTCGACGACCTGCTTGGCAATGCCATCGAACATGTCCGGCAAGGCCGGGCTTGGCGCTTTATGGTTTACTGATGGTTCTGATGGTTTACTGATGGTTCTATGCGGGTGCAACGGTTTGCACCCTTTAGTGTCGTCAGTTGCACCCTTTACGTCGTCAGTTGCACCCTTTATGTCGTCAGTTGCACCCTTTATGTCGTGGATTGCACTCTTTTGTAAGGGTGCAATTTCTGCACCCTTTATCCATGCGCCATCAATGTGGTATTCACGCCGCTGATTCCGGCCTCCGTTGCCTGAATTTTCCAGGACCAGCCAGCCAGACTCTTCCATTTTGCGCAACTGGTACTGCACCGTGCGCTCGGACTGGCGCGTCTTTTTTGCAAGCTGCTCGATCGACGGATAGACATGGCTACCATCGTCGTGCGCATGGTCAGCCAGGGCCAGCGCAAGCAGCATCTCGCCGCCCCCGTTCGGGTAGCGGTCAAATACCGACGTCATGACGCGGATGCTCATGAAAGCCTCCGCGCGCAGCGGATGCACAACGCCGATGCGCCAATGAACTGGCCGATGCTCTTGCGCTTCTTGCATTCGCCCTTGCACTGGCGCCTCGGCGTATAAGCGCCGACGCAGGTTTCGCGCTGGATAGCCAGGTGCTGGCGGGTGACGAAGGACAGGTCCGGGATCATGCCGGCACCGTGGATGCTGTTTTTTTCGCTGCCGGTTTTTTCTTGGCGCCCGCCTTTGCACTGAGCTTGGCCTTGACCTCGGCCTTGATGGAGGCCCTGATATCACCAGGATCGACGCCCACACGCGCGGCGGCCGCAAGCAGCTTTTCCGGCTTGCCGTCGGGTGTGTGGTGGCTGACCGACAGCTCATCGAGCAGCATGCAATCGAGGATCAGCCGGTTGATCGTCGCATCATCCATCGCCGCCATGACTGCGTGCGTTTTTTCAGATGCGCCGGGATATTCGACCATGCTTTTCTGGAATTCGTACAGGCCCGCCATGAATGGCCGCTCGGTGTAAGCCGAATTCAGATACAACCTGGTTGCGACGTCGTTCAGCATGGCGCGATCGATCACGGGTTCGGCGCGATCGCGCACCGCAATGAACAGGCGACGCCGGTATTCCTTCTCGGCCTTGACCTTCGCCTCGAGCGCGCGCTGCCTGGTGTTGTCGCTGACGACGCTGGCGCGCGGCCGGATGCCGCTTTCTGCCAGCGTCGCGCGGATATCGTCGATCTTGACCACCTTGATCAGCGTGCCCCGGTGCGGGTCCTCCATCAGGCTGACCGCCGGCGACTTGCCGAGGATCTGCGCGAAGGTACGTTTCTTTACGTCGTCGAAGCAGGTATCGGTGATCGCGACATAGCCCTCGCTCAACGAGCATCCGCTGTAGCTGTTCGGCATGATCCGCCTGGCCTCTACGCCGCGGATGACGTTCTGCCCGGCCTGCTTGGCATCGGCCAGCGTGCGCCGCTTGCCGGCCTCGCGCTTGAGCTCGAAACAGTCCGGATCGGTGCACGTGTCCAGGCTCTCGATGTCCTCGAACAGCAACGGCTGGTTGCCGGTGCGCTTCGGGCATGCACCGCAGGCGCCGGCGGCCGGCACCAGTGTCGCGTCGCCGGTCTTGAACGGCGCCTGCTTCAGCTGCAGCATATATTTCAGATGGATATGGTGCGCCGCCTGCTTCGCCGTCATCACCTCCTGGTTGTAATTGCCAGATGATGTGATTTCCGCCACCACGCGCGCCTGCAATTCCGGCACGGGGATGCGCGCCACCAGCAGCGCGGTGGCCGGCGTCAACTTCCCGGCATAAAACGCCTCTTGCCCCGCCGGCGCCAGGTCCAGCAGCTTGAGCCGGTTGTAAATGTAGGATTTGCTCTTGCCGACCTTGTCCGCCAACTGGTCGGCGGTGAAGTTGTGCGCCTGCATCAGTTGCGCGTATCCCTGCGCCTCTTCCATCGGGTGCAGATCGGCGCGCTGTAAATTCTCGATCACTTGCAGCTCGAGCGCTTCCAGGTCCGACAGGTTGCGCACGACGGCGATGATGGTGGAGAGGCCCGCCAGGCTTGACGCGCGGTAGCGCCGCTCGCCAGCCACAATTTCATAGCGACCGGTATCCAGAATCGGGCGCACCAGGATCGGCTGGGCCAGGCCCTGCTGCGCGATGCTGTCGGCCAGCTCGGCCAGCGCGGTCGCATCGAAATGCTTGCGCGGGTTGGTTGGCGATGGCGTCAGATCGGCCAGCAGCAAGGTTCTGAAATTGATGTCGTTCATGCTGCGATTCCTTGCGTTGTTGTTTTTTGTGAAGCGTGGCGGATGGTGTGCGTGACCGGCATGGCGCAGGCCGGTCCGCGGTAATGCGATGTCGCGGCCTGGCCGAGCGGTGCGGGCGCAACTGGCGCCAGCGCGGCGCGCGCATGGCGGCTGATCGAATAAACGATGCCATCGATGCGGGCGAGCCCGGACTGGATCATCAGCTCGAACAAGTGGCGCACGGCGTGCTCCTGGGTGACGGTTCCGATGTCGATGTCGGCGCGCTCGCAGATTTGGTAAATCGTGCCGCTGCCTTCGAGCATGGCCATCAAGAGCGTGTGGCGCCGAAGCGACTTGGCGGGGATATTGATGCGTGACTGTGGTATGATTTTCATGTTGTTTTATGTTGTGGTTGTAAGGAGCCCGCCTTGATCGCGGGCTTTTTCTATTGCGGGAGCGCTGCGCAGCTGCATGCCCCAGTGTGTGCGGCCTTGCCGGCTCGATGCCGGCACGGCGCTGTGGGTTCGACGACCAAGCCGCCTGCCAATTCAGCGGCCAGTTCGGCCGCCAGGCGCTCGTAGTGCTGGCGGGTCATCACATGGCCCAGGTCTGGACGGGCCGTCATGCCAGCCACCGGCCGAACCCGATGCCCACCGCCACCCAGAACGCGCTGTTGATGGCGATAGCCAGGCCCAGCGCAGACCGGCTGTCGTCGCCATCGTCTTCGCCGTATTTTTTTTCTTGTTGAATCATGGTTTCCTTTTATTGATAAATATCAATGTTTGCACTGCGTTCCGCTGGCTACCGCCGCATGCCCCCGGTCACCTCCGTATCCCTCTGCTGAATCCCTTCGCAACCAGGGCGTCGTCGATTACTCTGGCCTTGTTGAGTTCGGCATTGAGGGCGGCTTGAATGATTCCCCGCAAAAATTCAGACTTGCTGACGCCGGTGACCAGGCACATGGCATCTACGATGGCCAAGTCTTCAGCGGTCAGTTTCGTATCGGTGGCGATCAGTTCGAGTGACATGCGGAATCCAAGTGGTTATGAGGTGAGGCCGGGCGGCGATGGGATTAGCGATGGCGTGAGTTCGACCATCTGATCAGCTGAAAAAAACTTGCTGTGCAGGGTCAAAATTGCACTTTTTGTCCTTCCCATGCAGTCGTCTTGACCGCCAAGTATTCGGTTGACAGTTGGCTGCGATGTGCCAAGTTCGATTGCAATTCGAGGCTGACTCCAGCCTGACTTGCAGCTTATTTCCCTGAGGAGGATTGAAATTTTCTTTTCCATCCGCTCAATATATACACGAATGAATAGATAAGCAATACTTGAATGAATAAGCGTTGGCATCAACGCTATACACGGATGTATATTCCAGCCATGAACATAGCAAGCAGACTTGACGAAGCGATGAGGAAGGCAGGGTTTGAATCTCAGAGTGCCCTGCACCGGGCATCTGGTGTACCTCAGCCGACGATTAATCGAATCCTGAAAGGCGTAGGCAAGAAGGGGCCAGAAGCACACACGCTAGTGAAGTTGGCCCAGGCGTGTAATGTCTCCTTTGACTGGTTGCATGAAGGTCAAGGGGAATACAGTAAAAGTACTTTTAGGCACGCAGAGGGATTCGATCTAGACGCGATCGAGACACCACCACCGGCCAGGGTTCAGCTTGTCACTGATGATGAATACAACATTTTGAGCTGGTATCGCTGCGCTGATCAGCGGGGGAGAGAGCGGATAAAGGATGTTGCCAAAGATGCGGTAAAGACATTATTTCCTGACTCCGCCCACAATAAGTCGTAATTTGGGGATGCATGGCGCCGGGTACCGTATGGCATCAGCCGTCATCGTCGTCAAATTGTCATCTTTCGCCCTTTGGTCCATTGCAATATAGGCGGCAATAATTTTAGGCAAGTTTTCCATGCATCCTCCAGTTTGTTGGAAGTATAACTATATTGCATTTAAGCAATACGTTTCCATACTGAAAACGTTTAGTATGCACAAAAACATCGCTGCGCCATCATCGCGCGATGAAAATGCCTCCGACTCAGAAGCAAACACAAACAGATTACATTCAAACTGCGGTACGAATGCCGCGCGAGCTGCACGCCGAAATACAAGCTACGGCAGAGAACAACGGCCGCAGCATGAACGCGGAGATCGTCGCCAGGCTGCAAGCCAGCCCGCTCGACACCGTGTTGGACGAACTGGCCGACCTGAAGCGCATGATGCGCACGCTGCTGGACCAGAGTTGATGTATAGCGATATAAAAAAGGAAAGAAAACAATGAATATTGCAGATATTGACTATGATATCCAGCCCGAGCAACTACGTGCCTTTTTAAAAACCAAGGCTCCAAATGGAATTAAATGCTCCGTTTGTGGCGCTGACCATTGGGGAACTTCATCGGATCAACATGCTGCAAAGCCGGATTCCGCTCTCAGCGTTTTTGATTTCGATATTAGTCGAGCACCGCCTGGCCAGACCTTGGCAACGCGACTGGCAGGACGCCGCTATTACGGACTTATCTGCTTGAACTGCACGCATACCCTCTTCTTTTCAGCAACTTTGCTTCAATCGATGCTACCAAAGAAGGGGGACGCTTGAGCAACATCCTACCTTTCCCGATTCAGGAATTTGGCCCGACCGGACCTGATTTGACACGCGGCGGAGAACCGCCCTATGATGGGGGCATGGAAACCCGCGTCGCCAAACTTGAAGCAGACCTCACCGCCATCAAAATAGATATTGCGGTGATTAAGGCCAATGGGGCCACCAAGTCTGACATCGCCGAGTTGAAGGCTGCCACCAAGATCGACATTGCAGAGCTAAAGGCATCTACGAAGACGGATATTGCAGAAGCCAAAACCACGATCATTATGTGGGTTGTGAGCGCTATCGTTCTGGCCCAGCTCTTGCCATCAGTTCTGAAACTATTTATCAAGTAATTTATATCAGCACATCACCACCAGCCCGCCGCGCGCGGGCTTTTTTACGCTCAGGAATTTATCGGCCCAATAGCCTCCGCTAGCATCTACGCGTGATGGGGTGACGCATGCAGCGACAAGCCGAGCGCCTTGATCACCTTCATGATCGTCGCAAATTCCGGGTTGCCTTCGGCAGACAGCGCCTTGTAAAGACCTTCACGCGCCAGGCCCGTGTCCTTGGCCAGTTGGCTCATGCTGCGCGCACGTGCGATGTCGCCCAAGGCAGCCCGTATCAGGCTACCGTCGCCCGGATCTTCCTCGACGCAGATGTCGAAATAAGCGGCAGCGTCTTCATCGGTTTTCAAGTCGTCAGCCGCATCCCAGCGGGAAAATTTCTCAGTCATGGTTCATCCTTCCAGTTTTTTGCAATTGCAATAGCACGCTCGATGTCCGCATCCTGCGTGCGCTTGTCGCCACCGGCCAGCAGCAAGATCACCAATGGCCCGCTGCGCATGAAATACACACGGTAGCCTGGGCCGCAATCGATCCTCAACTCGCTGACGCCACTCCGAACGGGCTTCACGTCGCCGGGATTGCCCATGGATAAGCGACGAATGCGGGCGCTGATGCGCAGAACAGCTTGACGGTCCTTGAGGCCCGCCCGCCAGTGCTTGAATGTGTCACTTTGGATAATTTCGAACATGCTTCAAGTGTAATCTATGGATTACATGCCATCAAGCGGAATTTTTACGCAGATCAACCCCGCCAGCCGGGGCATTTTTCGGCCTTGGTTCAGAACTTAGTTACCAATATTGCTACAATGACACGCGCCCTGTCGCTTCCCGGCTCCGGGCGCATCCCTTAACTACGAAAGAAAATATGAAAATATCCATATTAAAAAATACCGCCACCGGGCAAATTCCAGTCATCCCCATGCCAAACCCGGGACGAAGAGATCACTCCCCGGGGAATTCCGTTCCTAAACCGCCAGCGCAACCGCCGCGCAAGCGATAGCGATAATTGGAGTTGCCGCTGCCAGTGCACGGCAGCGGTTTAGCCACATGCCAACAGAGTCGTTGCGCTCCCTGTTCGCGGTAATGCATGCCTGCCTATTTGGAAGATCTCCAATACGAACAGCATCTACATCAAAGCCATCCAGCGGAAAATTGGCTGGCTCGTTTGCAGGCGGCCATATTGGCCGGACCCACAAACATGACCATAAGGTCAGTCCAGCCACAATAAAAAGATAAGTTGCAGCCCCCCCAACCCCCGCCAGTTGCCAGTTCGGAGCGCCCTTTCCTGCTAGCCCAACGAAATACGCCGCCATGCCGCCGGCACCGGCCAGCAATAAGCCCAACAAAGTATTTCCCTCCTTCGCCATGGCCTCTCCGTTTGCGATATGGAATGCGGCATTTGCCTTCGCTTCCGATTCGATAAAATCAATCAAACTTCCCATTCCAGAACTCCTTTAGCACCGCCTTTGGCGACTATATCACCCCGCCAGTCGGGGCATTTTTTCGCATAAAAATCAGGCGATGGTGAAATTATAGGTTTATTTATCCATTCGCGTATTGATTTATCTATTCGTTCGTGTATAGTTTGCTGTGTAAACACCCTATATCCGCAACAACCAGGAGCAACTCATGAAACTCAAAATCAAGCCCACCTCCCTGCGCCGCGTGATGCTCGGCATCGTCAACGGCAGCAGCAAGACGGTTGTCCACATGACGGCTGCCGAATACCTGGCGCAGTTGGCCGATAAAGCTGTTTGCCCATAACTGCCCTACCAAAAGGAAACCCCATGCACCAGATGCATCAGCTCGCTGGATTTGCCTCGTTCGGCATCGATGTCGGCCACAGCTCGGTCAAGGTCGCGGCAGCGATGCTGGACCGGCCGACGTTGCGCCATGTCGCCACGATCCCGACCGTCGTCATTCCCGCCATCGACATGCCCGACGACGAAACGGCGCGCCGGGTAGCGCTCAATACCGTGATGATCGATGGCGCCGCTTACATTTTCGGCGACAGCGCGATTGCGCAAGGGATGCCGGCCGGTTTTTCGGGCGAATCGCGCGACTGGATCGCCACTCATGTCCATGATGTCTTGATCGTCGGCGCCTGGCAGCGCGCGATGTCGATGATCGACTGCCGTCCGCAAGTGATCCACCTGGCGCTGGGATTGCCGTCCGCATTTTTCAAGACGCAGAAAGATGCCTTGAAGCTGCGCGTGACGGAGTTGCTGCGCGCTTACCTGGCGCCTGGCCAGCAACTGGTGATCCTGGTGCAGCCGCAAGCAGCGGTGCCGCTGAAGAACTTGCAGCACTTGCCTGACGGTTTGCCGGACCTGGTCTACCGCGAAGCGTTCGACTCATGGGCCGTGATCGACATCGGGCATTTCACGACCGATTTTTCGATCCTGCTGAAAACCGAATTCCAGGCCGTGGGCGGCGATTCGATCGGCGGCGCATCGAAAGTCTATTCGGCAGTCAGGGCCGAATTCAATTCGCGCGGCTATTCGGACGAACTGGCATCGGTCGACGAAGCGATCAAGACTGGCCAGGTCCTGCACTACGGAAAACACATCGACGTGTCCGACATCATCGATGCCGCCGTGCAGCCGTTGCGCTCCGCGATCATCAACCGCGCCCAGACGCTGCTGGGCAGTGCCGCGAAACGCCTGAACGGGGTCATCGTTTCCGGAGGCATCGCGCCGCTGGTCATCGACAGCATCCAGGGCGTGTTCCCCAATGCCGTGCTCGATTCGAACCCATCGATGTCGATCGCCGAAGGGCTGTGCCGCTTTGGCTTGTACGCGCACCACATGTGGGCCGAAAAATACCGCGCGGCAGCATAACGATGTGAGGTGTAACGGCGCAGGTAACACGTTACACAAGCCGTTACGTTACACGTTACAAACATGGAGATGGGCATGGTACGCGAAGCAAAAATCAGCCAGGAAGAAGTCAACGCGGCGGCCGACAAGATCCGCGCCGCTGGCGTCAAGCCTGCCGCCAGATCGGTGCGCGAGGCGATGGGCCGGGGCAGCATGGGCACGATATTGAAGTTCTTGCAGGTATGGCAATCGGGACAGATGCAGGCGCCCGGCGCCGTCACGATCTTGCCGGCGACGCTGCAACGCGCCCTGGTGGAGTTCATCGGCCAGGAAGTCTCCAGCGCCCGGGCGGCGCTGGAATCGGACATGGTGACGATCCAGCAATCGAATGCGGACCTGATCGCGGAATCGGAGCGCCAGGATGCCAGCATCGAATCCCAAGTGCAGGACATCGACACCCTGCAGGCGACGAACGCCGAACTAGCAGGCCGCCTGACGCAGCTGAGCGCGGACCTGGATGAATCGCGCAATGACGCGCAGTCCCAGCGCCTGGCCGCCGAGTGGGCCAGAACGGAAAAGGCGAAGACCGAGCTGCGGCTCGAAGGCGTTCCGCGGTTAGAAGCGGAAATCGATCGCTTGCGGGCTGCGCTTGAGCTGGAGCACGTCGCTCGGGTCAAGGCTGAACAGATCGCGGCGGTGGCTGCGGCAACCCTGGCCAAGACTGATGAGCAGGTGGCCGACCTGCAGCAACGCCTGGCCGCTGAAGAAGCCGATACCCGATCGGAACGAAAGGAGGTCGACGCGCTGCGCGCCCAGGTCCAGGCCTTGCAGGCAGCGCCGGTTGCTGCCATTCAGCCGCCAGCGCTGGCGCCGGCAGCGTCCGCCACTCCCGGCCCAAGGCCAATGCCGGTGGCCATCGCCGATTCAATTTCAACGCCACCACCGAGTAAATCGACGGGGCTGATGGCATCGCAACTGGACGATTGCTGAACTATCTCTCAAATAATCAAGGACAAAACATGTTTTTCAAGAACCTCCAGATCTACCGCCTTCCCGCACCTTGGGCCGTGAACGTCGACCAGCTGGCTGATGCACTGGCGCCCCACTCTTTCGTGCCGTGCACCAGCATGGACTTGCTGCGCCAGGGCTTCGCGCCACCGCGCGGACCCGGCGCGCCGCTGGTGCACGCCGTCGGCGGCCAGTTCCTGCTGAACCTGCGCACCGAGAAGAAGCTGCTACCGGCCAGCGTGGTCAACCAGGTGGCCAAGGCGCGCGCCATCGAAATGGAAGAAGCCCAGGGTTTCGGACTGGGCAAGAAGGCGATGAAGGAATTGAAGGAGCGCGTCGCCGACGAGCTGCTGCCGCGTGCGTTCGGCATCGAGTCGAGCACCCAGATCTGGATCGATCCGATCAACGGCTGGCTGGTGATCGATGCGGCCAGCCCGAGCAAGGCCGATGAAGTGGTCAAGCTGCTGCTGAAGGCGGTCGACAAGTTGCCGCTGGAAAGCTTGCGCGTGCAGCGCTCGCCGGTCGCCGTGATGACCGAGTGGTTGCAGGCGGATGATGCACCGGCCGGATTCACGGTCGACCAGGACGCCACGATGCGCGCTACTGGCGAGGGCCATGCAACGGTGAAATACGTCAATCACACGCTCGAGGCGGACGACGTGCGGCGCCACATCGCAGCCGGCAAGCAGTGCACGCACCTGGCGATGACGTGGGATAGCAAAATCTCGTTCGTGCTGACCGAAACGCTGGCGATCAAAGGCATCAAGCCGCTCGACGTCATCAAGGAAAATGAATCGAGCCCGAAAAACGGCGACGAGCGATTCGACAGCGACATGGCCCTGATGACCGGCGAGCTGGCGCGGATGCTGGCCGACCTGGTCGAGGCGCTGGGCGGCGAGGCGAAATCATGAGCAACGACAAAATGCGGGCGGTGTTTGAAGCATGGTGCGATTGCCGCCACCAGAACACCACGCGCAGCGATAGGACCGATGCAAATTTTGCAGACGGCTACATGAACTTGAACACGGAATGCTTTTGGACTGGATGGAAGGCTTCCAGTGCTGTCCAGCGAGTTGCAAGCGCTCCGAAAGAAAAGATTGCGCCAGTGCAAGGATTCACACCAGGCATTCCATGGTCGCTGCATCTCGAAGCGTATGACGCTTACAGCAAGAAATGGGCGCCGCAGCCCGCCATGATCGACCTAGAGGGCAGAAATTGCCGAGGCGGATTTGACGTTCAAGAGCTGGACGGCTTCATTCCCGGATGGCGCGACAAAGTATCTGAAATTGGGCAACTGAAGGCTCGCATTGCGGAACTCGAAAAATCAAGCGTCATGCCCGCCGACCCTATGGGCTGGGCGCTGCCATGCGACGTGGTGATCGGCGCCGGTACAAACCGGAAAGGCACACCACTGAGTACGCTGGTCCTGCGGATGAATGTGTTGCATGGCATGGCAATGAGGAATTCGCCAGACCTGTCACATATTTTCGATGTTGCGCAGCCGGCGCCTGAACTTGCGAAAAATAGCAATTTGCACGATAGCCTGCACGACACCATCGGCCAAGCGATCAACGACGAAATTGCCAGCGGCGCAGAGACGCCGGATTGGTGCGACTCGCGTGAGATTGACCGGCTTGCCGATGCGGTGCTACGCGTACTTCCCAGGCCGGCGCCAGAACTTGCGAAATTGCGCAAGTTGCCAGATGCGCGAGTCCCGGACCTGTCGCGCCTCGTTGCGCGCCTGATGCGCGAACTGAAAAAAGCTGATCCAGCCCATGAATTGCCGATGAAGGCCATGGACTATCTCAAGCGCCACGATCTGATCGGCAGCCCGCTGCGCACGGTCGACCAAGTCAACAGCGCCATTGAAATGGTTGATCCGAAGCATCTTGTGGCGGCCGCTCATGTTTTCGAGGGTGACAAAATGGCGATGCAGTGCCTGGATTATATTCATGCGCTGATTGATTCTGAATCGCGGAAAAAGGCCACGCAATGACAACACTGATCAACGCCGAAGCCGCGGCCCACTTGCTGGGCGTCAGTCGGCGCACCATGTATGATCTCGCAGCGCCAGATGGCCCGATACCGTGCGTCAGGTTTGGCCGACGCTGCATTCGATTCAACTCCAAGGACGTGGAAGATCACGCAAAAAAATGTCTATTCGTTATGATAACCGCAACCGTCGCTGGCGCTTCGAATTCGATCAAGTTGTCCAAGGGCAGCGCATCCGACAGTCAAAGCTTCTTCCGCTCGATTGGGATCGCAACGCCGCAAAAGCGTTCGATCAAACCGAAGTCGCCCGCCTCTACGCCGTTGCAACTGGTGTCATCAAAGAGCGGCGGCTGATCCTCGACGCCGTGAAGCTCTACATTCAGCAGCGATGCCCGTCGCTCAAGAACGGCGACGGTGCCACGCGCGAACTCGCGCGGCTGGCCGCGTATTACGATGGCCGGTATATGGATGAGCTGGCCGCCGTTGCCCGCGAGTACGTCGATGCCGAGCGCGATCGGTTGTCACCTGCGAGCATCCGCAACAAGCTGGCCTACCTGCGGGCCGCGTGCCGGTATGCGCAGCAGCATCACGGCATTGGCGAGCCGGAAGCGCAGTACCGCATTTCACTTCCGACCGTGCGCAATGAGCGGCAAACCTACGTGACGCGGCGCGAAATGATCAAGATTGCCCGCATGTGCAAGGATCGCCAGGCGCGGGCACTGATCCGGCTGGCGTTCTATTCAGGCATGCGCTTGAGCGAAATGCTCGATCTGGGCAAGAAAAACAAGGTGCTTGAGGATGGGTTTCTGTTGCGCGACACGAAGAACGGATCGGATCGGATTGCACCGATGCACGATCGCATCCGATGTGTGCGGGGATTTCTGCCATTCAGTCACAGCAAAATATGGCTGCAACGCCTGGTGCGCGGCGCAATGACGGCGGCAGGGTTCCCGATGCTGCACTTACATGACCTGCGCCACAGCGCCGCCAGTGCGATGATCAACAACGATGTCGACCTGCACACCGTAGGCGCCGTGTTGGGTCACAAGGACCAGCGCAGCACGGCGCGCTACTCGCATCTGTCCTCTGCGTCGCTGATGGCCGCCGTGCGCAAAATCAGGTGA